CCCAGTATAAAGCCGATGCCGAACGCGCTGAAGTCGATGAGGACTTCCGTAAAACGCTTGGCTTGCGCAAACTGAATGCCGAAGAAAAAGGTTTCTATGCGAAGTTCGGAAACGGTGTCAAAGCGTCGATCACCTTGACCCAAGAAGATGTCATCCCGACCACGATCGTCGAACGTACGCTCAATGATGTCAAGAAAGAATCCGGCCTGTTGGCCAAAGTCCGCATCATCCCGTCGGGTGTCAAGAAATGGATCTCCGCTTCTCATAGCGGTGCGGCTGCTTGGGGTGCGATGACTGCGGCGATTGCTGCCGAACTCTCCGCCACGATCTCCTCGATCAGTATGGATGTCTTCCGCCTTGCCGTCTATCTGCTTGTCCCGAAAGGCATTGTTGCCTTGGGTGATGCGTATGTCGACCGTTACTTCCGCGCGATCTTAGGCGAAGCGATGACCGATGGTTTGGAATACGCCGTTATCGATGGTGATGGAAAAGACGAACCGATCGGTTACTCCCGTTTGATCTCGACTTCCGTTGACGGTGTTCACACCGCCAAGACCGCGGTCGCACTCGCGAACTTCGGACCCGCCGCGTATGGCGCGGTCATTGAAGATATGACCGACAGCGGTAAACGCAAAGTTGAAGAAGTCGTCTTGGTCTGCAATCCCGCCGATTACTTTGCTAAGATCCTCCCCGCGTCGATGGCATACGTCAATGGCGCTTGGGTTCCGTCCTTCTCGTTCCCGACGACCGTCATCCAATCCGTCAATTGTGACGAAGGTGCACCGGTTCTCTTCCTTCCGGAAACCTACGATCTCGGTATCCAAGCGATTGAAGTCGGCGTGTTCAAAGAAACCAAAGCATTGGATGATGTCGATGTCCTGATCGCCAAGACCTACGGAAATGGTCGCGCTGTCGACGATACTTGCGCTGTTGTTCTCGACATCACCAACCTCGCCGCGTATGTACCGTCCATCTTGGTTGCTAACACCACGACCGCTCCGGTCAACACCAAAGAAGTCGTTTAATCTAGGTTGAATTAGGGCGGTAGGCAACTATCGCCCTTCCCCTTGAAAGGAGCCCATCATGGACGATACGCAACTTGCGGCGGTTTTGGCCGAAATCAAAGACGACTTGGGAACTCCGCCCGGAACGGGTCAAGACGCACGGTTGACCGCATTGATTCGCTCCGCCGAATACGATATTCGCTCAAAGGTTTCTTCGATGGTCGAATTTGTCAATGATCTAAATGCCCGGACCTTGTTGAAGAACTACGTTCGATACGCCTACTACGGGCAATTGGACGAGTTTAGAACGCGATACGGTCGTGACTATATTTCATTGCAGGTGGACTATGTTTAAGCCGTTGCCGACCTTTAATGACGGCACATGCGACGTCTATTCGATTTCTGACGTGGGAGTAGAAACGGTGAAGTTCGCCGGGGTAAAGTTCGCCAAAAGAACACTTGGATACAAACGTTTCTTTGCCGCGGCATCCGCACAAACGGATATTGCGAAAGTGATCCGTACCGCCTATTTCACCGGGTATGATCCCAAGGACTTCGTTCGAATCGGAACGGATGTCTATGAAATCGTGATGGTGCAGGAAGTCGATGACTTCCGACCGTCTTGCCTCGATTTCACCCTTCGTCAATTGGAAATGCACCGATGAGTAGGGATATCGAAGTCGATGAGTTAGCCAGCGCCATTGCACAGGAGTTGAATGCATACTCCGAAGAAGTGACGGAAAAGGTCAAAGAAGTGGTCGACAAAGTGGCAAACGAAGTCATGCAAGAAATCAAAAGTCACGTCACGTTTAAACAGATTTCGGGCGATTATGTCAAAGCGTTTCGAATCAAGACGATTGAAAACACAAAATACAACAAAACCAAAGTGTGGCACGTTGCGAAACCATTCTACCGATTGACACACTTGCTCGAAAAAGGGCATGCGTTGCGAAACGGGAATCGTTCAAAAGCGTTCCCGCACATCAAATTTGGAGACGCATTGGCACAAAAAAGATTGATTGAACTGACGAAAGGGGCGATCGAAAATATTGGAGATTAAAACATGGCTCGAAACCACCGGATTAAGTGTCGCAGAAAACAGTTTCTCAACACCGCCAAGTTTGCCCTACATCGTTTTCAATGAATCAAAACGTGTCTATGGTGCCGACTTGGAAAACATGCTTGCCGACCGGACGATCGATGTCGAACTTTATAGTTTGAAAATCGACCATACATCGGAAGCATTGATCGAATCATTATTGAACGCGAAAGCGATGAGTTATACCAAAGAGGAATCCGTGTATATACCGTCCGAACGGTTTTTTATGACGGTCTACTCGTTTGGTATGACGGAAAGGATCTAAATGGCAGTTACAGCCGATGAAAAAATCGTCTTAGGTTCGGGATTACTCTACATTTCCGAATTCTCCGGGACGATCCCCGCCGACGGCACCATCGAAGTCGAAGCCAATTTGCTTGGTAAGATTTCGGGAGGGGCCATTCTAACATATAAGCCAAGTTTCGTCAAAGCCGAAGATGATCTCGGAACCGTAAGCAAGGTCATTCTGACCAAAGAGGATGTTACCCTGAAAAGTGGGTTGATGACCTGGTGTGGAACTACGTTGGCAAAACTCGTTTCGACCGCCCGCGTCACCGAAGCCGCGGGAAAACGTACCGTCAAGATTGGTGGTATCGCCAACTATGATGGCAAGAAGTATGTCTTACGGTTTTTGCATGATGATGTCAGCGAAGGAACCGTCCGCGTTACGGTCGTCGGACACAACGAATCCGGTATTACGTTGGCATTTGCCACTGACAAGCCAACGGTCGTTGATGCTGAGTTTACCGCTCACCCCCTCGATTCCGAAGGAACGAAAGTCATTTACGAAGAACAGATTCCGACCGTTTAAGAGGGTGTCAAAACCCTCTTTTAACTTTGAAAACAACGCCGTATGGCGAGAGATAAGGAGACACTATGTCCTTTGACATTTCAAGTGTACGTACACGTTTTTTCGAGCTTCGAATCAATGAACAATTATTCGAGATCGAACCCCCGACCAAAAAGATGCTTAGCGCGATTGCTGAAGCCCAGAAATCCAATGATTTTGATCAGTTGGTCGAAGATTTAGCAGTCGTTCTGTCGAAAAACAAGCAGAATCACACATTTACCGCCAAGAGTTTAGAAAACTTTACCATCGATCAAATTGGTATGTTGATCAAAGCCTATTTCGGATGGGTGCGCGAGGTGCAAACTGACCCAAACTTGTAATCCCTCATCTTCCGAAAGAGAACGATGAGGGTCATTATGAGATCCATTCGATCGAAGAAAAGATCGTAAGAGACTACACCGGCTATACGTTTGATCAACTCGAAGACATGAATGTGTTTGAGTACTGGGTCTATCGTCACGATGCTGTGATTTGGAATCACATGCAGACCAAAGAGGGTCAAGAATACTTGGAAGACTGTTGGCGGATGTCCCAAACCAAGCCCGATCGTCAGAAACTTCGGGAAAAATACGTCAAATGAAAGTGAGGTAACGCATGGCAAAAGATGATATCAGAGGTCTTAATATCAAGGTTGGTGCGAACATGGAGCCACTCTCAAAGGCTCTCAAAGGTGTTAACGAAACATCCGTCAATCTTCAAAAAGAACTCAAAGAAGTCAACACTCTACTGAAATTTGATCCAGGCAATACCGAACTGGTCAACCAAAAACAAAAGATTTTAGCGCAATTAATTGAGACAAACAAAAACAAGCTCGAAGCATTAAAAGAAGCCGAATCGCAAGCACAGGATCAGTTTGCCAAAGGGGATATTTCGGAAGAACAATATCGTGCGTTAAAACGTGCTATTGAATCGACCGAACACACACTCAAAGGACTTGAAACCCAAGCCAAGAAGACAAACAACGAACTGACCCCAAAGCAAGCGATCACCAACCTTCAGAACATGGGGAAAGCCGCCGCAATCGGTGGTGGAGCAGCAGTTGCCGCTTTTACTGCAATCTCTCTGAGTGCGGTCGATGTCGCGGATAATCTTCAAAAACAATCCGACATCACAGGGATTTCAGTCGAGCGTCTTCAAGAGTTGCAGTATGTAGGCAATAACTTAGGAGTTGATCTAGAGACCATCACAGGAGCCCAGGCAAAGCTGACGAAAGCGATGCAAGCAGGACGGGATGGTACGGGCGCTCAAGCAGATGCGTTCAAAGCATTGGGAGTTGAAGTTACAAATTCGGATGGATCATTGCGCAATGCGCAAGATGTCATGAACGAAGCCATTACCGCTCTTGGTCAGATGTCGAACGAAACCGAACGAGATGCGACGTCAATGCAGATCTTCGGAAAGTCGGCGATGGAACTCAATCCGCTCATCAAGGCCGGAGGGGACGAAATCGCGAGTCTGACGCAAAAAGCAAAAGACAACAATGCCATCATGTCCGCTGATGCGGTTGCCGGATTGGATTCTTTTGGTGATGCGATGGATGGAGCGAAGCAAAGCGTTATGGCCATCGTTGGGGAAGCGTTCGCAAAACTCGCCCCAGCATTGACACAACTAATCGACGATATCGGAAAAATCCCACAGTGGATGAAAGAAAACGAAACGATGCTGACCATCGTCGGCATAGCGATTGGGACCATGACTATCGCAATCATCGCGTTCAATATCGCGGCTGCATGGTCAACAATCACAGCGTCAGCGGCGGCTACAGCAACCGCAGCATGGGGCACGGCAATGGCATTCTTGACATCCCCAATCACACTTATCATCTTGGCCATCGGTGCATTGATT